GGTGGTCTGTGATCAGGGTGAAGGTATATGGAAGTTAGTTCAAACAATGGTGGTGGTTATCCGGATATTAAGATCACGGTTGAAGGATGTGAAGAACTGGCAGCAGCCTTGAAGAAGGTTTCTGAAACACGGTTCCATGGTGCTGCAAAGATTGCTGCACAGAACATCTACAACCGGGCTGTGAACGGCGGGACACCTGTGTCAACGGAAGCAACAAGACCTGGTGGGCCACATGGTGAACTTAGACAGTCAGCAGGTCTTGACGTGGAAGGTGATGACAGGGCTGTGATGGGCTATTCCAAGGACTATGCACCACACGTTGAGTTCGGACACCGGACAAGGGGTGGTGGATATGTCCCCGGTCAGCACTTCCTGCAAAGAAACGTGGAACAGGAAATGGATAACTTCACAAAGTTACTTGAACAGGAACTGAAGAAGGTGTTGTGACATGGCAATGTTGAAACAATTTCCAATTACTGAATTGATTAAAGCAATTCAGACAACGGTTAGAACTGGAACCGGAAGAAAGTGTCTTGATCATGTGGAAAAGAATGAACCAAGTCCTTTTTATTATGTGGAATTCAGGACATCACATCCGGGAAATAGCAAGACCATGTTTGTTCAGGATTATGTGGTTTACGTTCATGTCATCACTGAAGAAACAGAATCCAGTGTTCCTTTGTATAAATACATTGAAGAACTGGAAGAAGCATTGACACAGGACATTGAAATCCCTGATCCTTACAACCTTGTGTTCCAGATGGACAATGGTGTTGTGAGCAATTACCGGGAAGAAACAGGTGAACTTCACGGTGTGGTTCAGTACACATTCAGGATCAGTTACGGATGGAAATGCAAACTTTGAAAGGGGTAACAACATGAAAAGATTCAAATATCAGAAGCAGGTGTTTGATGATCCTGTTGCAGTAACAGGTGTTTCACTTGATCAGCACAGTCTGACCATGAAGGTTGGCGGTTCAACCAAGACACTTGTGGCAACAGTCACACCTGCAACAGCAACAGACACATCTGTGACTTGGAAGTCTTCAGACACATCTGTTGCAACAGTTACAAGTGGCGGTGTAGTAAGTGCTGTCAGTGCAGGACATGCAAACATCATGGTGACTACTACAGACGGCGGTTTCTTTGATGTGGCTGCTGTGACTGTGGCTTCACAGGATGCATATGATGACGGTGCTTATTGTGATTTTTCTGCAAATGCTGCCAAGGCTATGGCAGGAAAAGACCTTCTGCTTGCAATCTGGAATGCAGATGGCACAGCAATCCTTGCTGTCAGCGGTCAGCAGTCCCTGACAATTAACAGAAGTGCTGACACAGTAGAAATCACATCCAAGGATACAGAAGGCGGTTGGAAGTCCTACATTGCAGGAATGAAGGAATGGTCAATCGAAAGTGATGGAATCTTTGTCAAGGATGATGAATCCCATGCAATCCTTTCTGCTGCTTTTGATGCCGGTGATCCTGTGTGCATCAAGGTATATGACAACAAGCGGAAAAAGGGCATGTTTGGTGGCCTTGCGGTCATCACGGACTATCCGATTGAAGCACCGTATGATGACAGTGTGACCTACTCACTGACCTTCAATGGTATGGGCAAGCTGACTGATCTGACAGTGGAAGTGCCTGAATCAGATGAATTGCCATCATGACGGTAAACAATAACAGCAGTTTAAGTCCCCGGTTCATTCTTATGGCCGGGGACATTTTTTGCATGAAAGGATGACAACAGATATGTTTGAAGTGAATGGAAAGCAGTATGAACTGAAGATGAACACCAACCGGGTTAAGATGGTTGAAGCAGTGACAGGAATGTCCATCATGGGTGAATGGAAAAAGACTGACGGTCTTATGTCCCTTCAGACCATTGAAGCGTGCTTCCAGTTATGCACCAAGGAACTTGGTTCTGATTCATTCCTGCCACAGCAGAAAGGCCAGGAAGTTGCACAGCAGTTCATGGAAGAACACGGATATGCAATGTGTGCGAATGAAATCATGGAAGCATTGCAGAAGGATATGCCTTTTTTATTCCGAGCCAACTAATTGAATATGAATACTTGGAACCTGCTGAACCAAGTCCCAAGTATATACAGATGGCAAAGCCCTATCAGGATCAGATAGACTTTGCCTTTTTTGTCGTTCATTTTGGATATTCAAGGGCTGACTATGATGCACTGTCTGAAGTGGAAAAGGCTTTCATCCGGAAGGCATGGGAAGACTACACGGTTTCTTGGACAACACTGGTCAGGGATGCGGTATTCAATGCGGTTGGCAATGCTTTACGCAAGAAAGGCAAGCGATTCAGAAAGCTATGGAAGAAACGCACACAGAAAGCAGATAGAGAAGTGATCCGGGACAATACCAAGACCATCATGGAAATTGAAGAAAAGGAAAAGGGTTGGATTGACCGAATTTATGCAGCAAATGGCATGAAAAAGCCAAAAGCTAAGAAGAAAGGGGGCTGATGGTGATGGCTAATTATTCCCTGTTAGTAAATGTTGAAGCCATTGATAAGGCTTCAGCAGTATTCGACAAAATATCAAAGAATGCAGACACCTTCAAGAAAGACCTTGAAAATGTTGGAAAAACAGGTGGTGACAGTATGTCCAACCTTGGAAAATCCATGCAACAGGTTGGCGGTACCATGACAGCAACAGGTAAGGTCATGACGGCAACTGTCACAACACCTATAGTGGCACTTGGAACAGCAGCAGTGAAAACGGCTGCTGACTTTGACAGTCAGATGTCCAAGGTTCAGGCAATATCCGGGGCAACCGGGAAGGACTTGGAAGATCTGCGTGCAAAGGCAAGGGAAATGGGTGCAAAGACCAAGTTCAGTGCCACAGAAGCAGGTGAAGGTTTTGAATATATGGCCATGGCGGGTTGGAAAACTGAAGACATGCTGAACGGTATTGAAGGAATCATGAACCTTGCAGCAGCTTCAGGTGAAAGCCTTGGCACTACATCTGACATTGTAACTGATGCACTGACAGCCTTTGGTCTGTCAGCACAGGATTCAGGACACTTTGCAGATGTACTTGCAGCAGCTTCCAGTAATGCGAACACTAATGTGTCAATGATGGGTGAAACCTTCAAATATGCAGCACCTATTGCGGGATCACTTGGTTACAGTGCAGAAGACACTGCTGTTGCAATTGGCTTGATGGCAAACAGTGGTATTAAAGCATCACAGGCAGGTACATCATTAAGAACTATCATGTCAAAGCTGACAGGTGATATTGAAATCAGTGGCAAGGCACTTGGTGATGTAACTATTGCCACAGCCAATGCAGACGGCACCATGCGTCCATTTAGTGAAATCATTGCTGACTGCCGTGAAGCCTTTTCAAAGTTGACAGATGAAGAAAAGGTGGCAACTGCTGAATCACTGGTTGGAAAGAATGCAATGTCAGGCTTCCTTGCAATCATGAATGCAGGTGAAGCTGATGTCACCAAGCTAACCAATGCTGTTGCAGGGTGTGACGGTGCTGCCAAAAGCATGGCTGACACCATGAATGACAACCTTGAAGGACAGTTGACCATCCTGAAGTCACAGCTTCAGGAACTGGCAATCAGTTTCGGTGAAATCCTTATCCCAGTAGTCAGGGATGTGGTTGGCATTGTTCAGAATGTAGTTGATGCATTCAACAGTCTGTCACCTGCCACAAAGGAAGTCATCACAAAAGTGGCTGCCATAGCTGCTGCCATAGGCCCTTTGCTTCTGGTTGGTGGAAAACTGGTGTCAGGAATCGGAACACTATTGCAAGTTGGTTCAAAGATAGCACCTGCCTTTGGTGCAATTCAGACTGTGGCAAGCACACTTGGTGGCGGTCTTCAGGCACTGTGGGGTGTCCTGATGGCTAATCCTATTATCCTTGTCATTGCAGCAGTGGCTGCACTGGTTGCCGGGTTCATCTACCTTTGGAACAACTGTGAAGAATTCAGACAGTTCTGGATCAATCTGTGGGAAGCTGTTAAGGAAGCTGTTTCAGCAGCGATTCAGGCAGTTGTTGGTTTCCTGAAGAAAGTTGTGGACTTCATCAAGGGGAACTGGCAGTCATTACTGCTGATGATCGTGAATCCATTTGCAGGTGCTTTCAGTCTCTTATACAACAACTGTGATGCTTTCAGGGACTTCATTGATAAGACTTTAGACGGGATAAAGAATGCAATCAGCACTGCATGGACGGCAATACAAAACGGACTTGCATCTGCATGGACGGCAATCACAAATGCTGCACAGACTGCGTGGGAAGGCATCAAGACATTGATCACAAACGCTTGGACAGCAATCAAGACCACAGTGTCAACCATTGTGACAGCAATTCAGACGTTCATTTCAACAGCTTGGAATACCATTAAGACTGTGGTGACAACCATCCTGAATGCAATCAAGACCACTGTGACAACAGTCTGGAACAACATCAAAATGACGATTACCAATGTGATCAATAACATCAAGACGGGTATAACTACCGGACTGAACACCATTCTGTCCACTGCAAGAAGTATTTTGAACACTCTGAAGAATACCTTTGTAAATGTGTTCAATGGCATCAAGTCACATCTGACAGGCGTGGTCACTTGGTTGAAGGGTATTTTCAACTTCAAGTGGGAACTGCCCAAGATCAAGCTGCCACACTTCAGTATCAGCGGTTCATTCAGTTTGAATCCACCATCTGTGCCACACTTCAGCGTGTCTTGGTATAAGTCAGCTTATGATGAAGCAATGATCTTCCAGACACCAACAATCTTTGGTGCAAATGGTTTTGGTGATGGGAACGGCAATGAAGTTGTGGTTGGTGATCAGCACCTGATTGAACTTATGCGTGACGCATTCAAGGACAGTTTTGGCGGGGGCGGTGACACCATCATCCCGGTATATATCGGTCAGGAACGTATTGATGAAATTGTGGTCAGGGCATCACAGCGTCAGGCACTATTAAGTGGGGGAAGATAAATGCTGAAAGACTATCCTGTTTATTTTGACACAACAGAAGTCATGCAGTGGTCAAAGTGGGAAGAAAACAGGTCAGTCATTGAAAACACCTATGAAACAGAAGCAGGAACTGATCAGATTGACGTAGTACGCTATGGAAAACTAACCATCAACTGTCAGTATAGGTGCCATGATGAATGGCTGCGGATATTTGCTGAATTCTCACAGCATGACCAGATTGAAGTGTCATCCTATGACATCCATCTGGCACAGAACACTGTCAAAATCATGCGGATGCGTGACTTCAAAGCGTCACCAATTGAATATTCAGAAACGGTTCAAGACACTAATGGTGTTTGGGACGTTTCTTTCAAGTTAGAGGAATTCTAATGTATCAAGTATCACAAGATTATCTGATAGCAATGAAAAAGCCTGTTCAGCGGTTCCGCATGACCGGGAAAATAGGCACAGTCCCCTTTGTGGATGACAACATCCTGAAGGGTTCTTTCTCTATCAGTCATCAGTGTTCCGGGAATGAAGAAGTGCAGATTGGTCAGGTGTATGTGGCAGAATTGTCTGTCACATTCATGAACAACCTGCATATTCCCCGGTACAGTCTGAAAGATAAGGTCATCAAGCCATATCACGGTTTGATGCTGAACAACAGAACATATGAAGATGTGCCACTTGGTGTGTTCAATGTGGCTGAAGCAGAATGGACAGCTTCAGGTGTGGTTATAAAAGCCTATGACAACATGATCAAACTGGATAAGCCCTGCAACATAAATTCTGCAATAGGTCTGCCTTATGCACTGGCAACCATGGCATGTGACCACTGTGGTGTGGAACTTGGCACCAGTGAATATGAATTCAGCAACTTTGTGAACGGTTCCACAGTGCTTTCCATGCTGACAGAAAATGACATTGAAACATGGCGTGATTTTCTGTCATGGGTAGCACAGACGGTTGGATGTAATGCTATGGCTGACAGATCAGGAAAGATCATCCTGAAGCCATACAACCAGACGGTTGTTGATACCTTGGACACACAGCACAGATTCACAGGTGCATCTTTTTCTGACTTCATTACACGCTACACAGGTATATCCTGCGTGAACATAGCAGAAAAGACCACATCATACTATGGACTGGAAGTGGATGACGGTCTGACATACAACCTTGGCAGCAATCCATTCCTTCAGTATGGTGTGGAAGAAGCACAAGCAGGTCAAAGGCGTGCAGTCCTGACGGCACTGCAACAGATCAATTATGTACCATTCAATGTTGACCTGATCGGTTCCCCGGTCTATGACCTGATGGATGTGTTTTCCTTCCCCGGTGGACTTGGTGATGAAGACAAGCTGTTCTGCATGACAAAGTTCGTGTTCAATTACCATGGCAAGTATTCCATGACAGGCGTGGGGAAGAATCCTGCACTTGCCAATGCGAAAAGCAAGACGGACAAGAACATTGTTGGTCTGATGTCACAAAAAGAACATGAAGGAATGCAGTTCACTGTGTTCACCAATGCTGATCCAGTAGTGGTGGCAGATGGTGAAAGCAAGTCTGTCATGCTGATCCGGTTCATTGTGGAAAAGAAAACACACTGTCAGATTGAAATGGAAATCCTTGTTGACGTTGAAACCACTGAAGAAGGGGAAGAAGGTGCATGGATTGAAAATGACGCTGTTTGCACTGTCACCTATTATCTGAATGGTGAAGAAGTCGAACAGCGTGTCCCTGTGGAAACATGGCAGGATGGACGGCATATCCTGTCACTTCACTATGATCTTCAGGCTGTGGCTGCACAGATTCATGAATGGGATGTTTGGCTGACAATGGAAGGCGGTCAGGTGACCATGGGAAAATATGACATCCTTGGTGTCATAGCAGGTGAAGGCCTTGCAAGTGATTCTGAATGGGATGGAACCATTCAGGCAAATGATGATATTCATTCTGTACGTTTCTTCCCTATGTTCAAGGAATATGAAGACAGTGCAAGTGCATCAACACATATCCCTGCAAATACATCTGCAAGTGATGGTGTGAACACTCTGAACTTCTTGAACATGTTCCATGTTATCCGGGATTCACTGACAGCAACATCTGATGTGATGACCTTCACACCATACGTCAACCAAGGCAGGGTGGTCACAGTCTGTGAGTATGACAACACTGTTGGTTGGATAGGTGCAGGAACACAGGCAGAAGGTACTGCACTGGATGTGGTGACTGTACCACTTACGGGTGTATATCATGTGGAAGCAGCCTGCAACAATGCTGTTTTCTATGCTTCATTTGATAATGGTTCACACTGGCTTGCATATTCTTCAACAGGCAACACTTGGGTTGAAGGTGCATCCATGACAAGTGCTGAACTGGCAGCGGTTCCTGAATCTGCTTGGGAATACGGTGATTCAGTTCAGATCAGGGCTGTTCTGGAAGTGAATGCAAGTTTGTTCACAATTGATTGTTACGGCGGAAAGGTAGGTTGAAGAAATGCTGAAAGGACATGTCAAGATTGATATACATAATCATAATTCAGGGTTTACTGAACGGTTTGAACAGGACAACATGGTCACCAATGCCCTGAATTATGTCATCCCCAACTGGATCGGTGCAAACAATACGCCTAATTATGAAGTCATGCCATTGGCAACAAGGGCACTTGGTGGACTGATGCTGTTTGATGGTGAACTGACAGAAGATGTTGACAACATCTTCTTTCCTAATGAAGCACACCTGATTGCTTCAGCAGGACAGGGAACAGACAGCAGCAACCCAAGGGGTGGTTCCAAAAACAGCAGTGAATCAAAGGAACTTTCCACTGGTTACCAGAGTGTATGGGATTTTAACACATCCCAGGCAAATGGAAGTATTAGATCACTTGCCTTGACATTGCATCAGGCAAACAGTGACACCGGGTGCAGACCATTTGAAGGCATCCACACCAATGATCCAATTCATCCAATCAGAAGACTGAATGGTGACACATCAGTGGATCTTTACCCTTTGTGTTATGACAAGGACACAGGGTTCATGTACTTTATCGGTGGTGATGGGTACAGCGTTACTTCTGTCTATGATGATAATAGAAGGATATACACCTATACATTCACTATGACGGTGTATAAAGAATATATCCCAACATCAAAATATAAGGTTTCAGACAGTGCCAACCGGGTTGATTATCCTGAAGCAGTGACACAGATAAGCTACAGTATTGAAAGTTTTTCATCTGATCCAAGACCATACTTCAAGAATGGTTATGATGGTTATGCATACATTGTGTATGTCAACCAGAATACTTCCGGTAACGGTGCATTCACATACTACAAGCTGAAGCTGTCAGACTTCAGTTTTGAACTGTCTGATCCGGTAACAGTGACAGTTGCTTCATGTGCCCTTGCAGGTGGCATGAACAGCGCAATCATCAATGATGGAAAATGCATCCTGCGTGGTTACAATTCCAGATGGTTGTACGTTGTTGACCTTCAGAACACTGTCAATGTCCGGGCGGTTGACCTTGGTGAAGGATATTGGGCAATGAACTATGAATTCACCAACTTCCGGAACGGTGTTGTGAAGTTCCAGATGGTCAGCAACAGTTCATCTGCATCAAGGTATTACTGGTATGATGCACTGCTTTACACTGACGGGTGGGTTGTGGTCAATGCACCATATCGTGAATCAAATTCAAGTGATGTGTACAGGGGACATGCAAGGTTTTCACTGATCACAGACAACTTGCTTGCCTATGGACTGAATGCAGTAGGTTATAGGTCATATGGTCACATGGTGAATAATTATCTTGGAACCATCTGTAATCTGTCCAGTGCGGTTGTGAAAACGGCTGCATCATCCATGAAGGTCACATACACACTGACAGATGTGGATGAATAAAGGCAGGTGATGGTATGCAGTTACATATTCAATACAATGGAAAATCAAAGATCCTGAAGCGGTTGGTGTGGGCTGTCAATTACCTTTCCAATTATGCAGGTGGTGACATGCACACTGATGTCTATGATACCAACAAGAACGGTGTTGTGGACAATGCAGAAAAGGTAAACAATCACAGCGTCTACAAGGATGTTCCTTCAGACGCTGTATTCACCGACACTGTATATGATGACACCATGATAAAAAGTCAGGTCAGGGCAAACATGAACAACATTGACCTGCTCATGAATGCCCTGTTCAATACTGAAAAGTATTGGTTGGTGGACAGTAATGGTCATCAGATCATAGACAGCAACGGTTATCCCATTTATTCAGCAAAATATACTTCCAAGATTGCTGAACTGACAGCACTGATTCAAGAACTGAAGTCAAGGAAGTATGTATATTCAGATGGTACATATGAAGATCCTAACGGGTGAAAGGTGGTGAAAAAATGGCAGTAGAGGATGGAAGAAGAATAATTGACCAAGAACCAACATCGGCCATATATCCGGAAGATAATATCATCATAGACAGCAGCACCAATGGTACACGTAAGATCACATATGAAGCCTTGTGTCGGGTGATTGCAGAAACGCTTGGCATTTCTGCAATAAGCTCCAAGGCAAACGGTGCCATGCAGAAATCAACCTATGATGCAGATCAAGACGGTGTGGTTGATAATGCTAAAAATCTTAACGGTCACAGTGCAGATTATTTTGCTACTGCACAAGGTCTGTCATCACTGGCAGAAACAGTGTCCGGTAAGATGACAAAATCTGTTTATGACCATGACAATGACGGTGTTGTGGACAATGCTGCAAAGGTCAACAACCACACTGTTCACAGTGATGTCCCGGCACAGGCGGTCTTCACTGACCACATCTATGATGATAGTGAAATCAAGGCAGACATGGGTGATCTGGAAGACCTTGAAACCACAGACAAGACTTCCTTGGTCAATGCAATAAATGAAGCACGTCAGGATGCACAGGATGCAGCACAGACAGCAACTGATCTGTGTCTGTCCGTGGTTGATGGAATGCTTCAGGTAACATATCAATAAATGACAACAAACGAAAGGGGAATAATGAAATGCCTATAACAAGCCCAATTATTTTGGATAGCACAGGAAAGAGAATTGCAGAATCCCTTAGTGGGATAGAAAAAGCACTGAAGCGTGGAAGCTATACACTGTATGCTTTCCACGTTGATGGTTCAGAAAGTAATCCTGCACACAAGGTCACATACTTGGAAGATGCAAAAGGCATGACACCTGCATATATGGACTACACCAATGGTGTATTCAACTATGGTTCATGGAAGGATGCTTTCTTCATGCCAAGACCTTGTATGGTGCTTCAGGAAGGTATAGTTGACTATTATCTTGATCCTGATGACTACACCAAGAAGGAAGATGGTACAGCTTCAGACGTTGCTGACACATCCTATGCAGGAAATGCAATGATGGAATGGGGACAGAACGGCAAGAAAATCTGGTATAAGGTTGTACCTGATCCGGGTGACGTGACTTCCGGGACAGTCTACATCTGTGATGAACAGCTTGATCCATCATACCATGCTTGGTCATTCATCAACAATCAGGGCAGACTGGTTGATCACTTCTATACACCTATTTTCAATGGATCTTCTGTGAATGACGGAACCAAGGATGTGATGCGTTCTATATCAGGACTTGCAGTCACACAGTCATTGCCCGGAACCACAGAAATTGATAGATGTAAGAACAACAACCTTGGTGATGAAGTTCTTTGGTACACAGAAGTTGCTGCTGACAGAATCCTGATCAATTTCCTTCTGATCTTGATGGGTAAGTCTACAGACACGGAAGCAGTGTTCGGTAATGGTCTTGTCACAGGATCACAGTCAGCCCTGAACAGCTACAGAACAGGTACCCTGAATGACAAGGGTTTGTTCTTTGGTTATTCAGATCAGACACACGCTGTGAAGGTTTTCGGTATGGAAAACTTTTGGGGTGCACAGTGGCGTAGACATGCAGGTTATATCCTGTCAGGTGGAATACAGAAGATCAAGCTGACCTATGGCAGACAGGATGGAAGCACAGCAGACGCATACAATACAGATGGAACTGGTTATCTGTCCATGGGCATCACACCAACAGGCACATCTGGTGGATATATCGATACTATGAACTTCAATGAATATGGAATGTTTGGAAAGAATATGGGTGGCACAGGTTCAGGATCATCCACACATTATTGTGATGCACAGTGGTTCAATAACAGCGGTGACAGATATGCTTTATTTGGCGGTCGCTCTGGCTCCGGGCTGGCTTGCGGGGCGTTGTGCTGTTATCTGGGCGACACTGTGTCCTATTCCTACTGGGACTATGGCGTTGCCCTTTCTTATAAACCAAGGGAATGATCAGGGACATAAATTGAATAAAACGATAAGATTGTGACATGCCAACAGCGTGCTGCAAGGAAAACCCTGCACAGAACTGATCTGTGCAGGTGGGGACTAATCGGGCGCAATTCCTTATTGACGGTAACTCTAACAACAGGCTGAAATACGGGACGTTGTACTGTAATCTGAACAACACTGTGTCCAATTCCAACTGGAACTATGACGTTGCCCAATCTTGTCCATAACGGTTCAAAAACTGAATGCCTTATTTTTTCCTTGGCTCTTGCCAAAAATTAACCTGCAATGTATCCATTCTTATGGGTACACCTGTGAGTAGCGGAAACACTGACCTTCAAATGAAAGTCAGTGTTTTTTGTCGAAAGTGGGAAAGGGGATAAGAATGAAATCTTACAACCACTTGTATGAACAGTACATTTCAGATCCGAACATTGAAGTGTCAACCATCAATTCATCAAAAGGGAAGCGTAAGCGTAATGCAGTAGAATTCTATTACAAAGACGGTGCTGTGACTGACAAAGGAAAGAAGAAAACAAAGAAGTATGCTTCATATGGCAACTTCAAAAACTTCAAGCATATACCAATAGAAATCTATGACGGTATAACCAGAAAGAAAAGGGTGATCATTGTTCCCCGGTATCAGGAACAGATAGTTCACCACATGGTTGTGAACACACTGATCCCTATTTTTTCAAAAGGGATGTATGAACACAGCTATGCGTCACTTCCAAACAGAGGTGCACATAAAGGAAAGAAGGTCATTGAACGGTGGATCAGGACTGATCCGGAACACTGCAAGTATTGTCTGAAGATGGACATCAGGAAGTTCTTTGACAGTATTCCCCATGACATTCTTTTGGAAAAGCTGCACAACCTTATACATGATGAAAAATTCATGTCTATCCTTGAAGAAATCATATCTGTGACAGATGTTGGTCTGCCTTTGGGATTCTACACTTCACAATGGCTTTCTAACTGGTATCTGCAAGACCTTGACCACTTTATCAAGGAAGACTTGGATGCAGATCATTACATGCGTTACATGGATGACATGATCATCTTTGGATCAGACAAGGAAGACCTTCACAGGAAGAAAGACCGGATTGAAATCTTTCTGAAGGAACATCTTGGTCTGAAATTAAAAGACAACTGGCAGGTTTTCAGATTCGATTACATCACACCTGACGGTAAGCACAGGGGACGGTTCCTTGATTATATGGGATTCCGATTCTACTGTGACCGGACTACCATGAGAAAAACAATCATGCTGAAAGCCACAAGAAAAGCCAAAAGACTGTCAAAGAAAGATAAGCCGACAATCTATGATATGCGTCAGATGATGGCATATCTTGGATGGATTGACTGCACAGACACATATGGAATGTACTGCATGTGGATAAAGCCATATGTTGATTTTCAAAAGTGCAAAAGACGCATGTCAAAGTATGACAAGCGTATTGCCAAGGAAGAAAGGGGAATGAATCATGAACTGGAAAACAGTACAGAGTACAGCAAGGCCGGTTGATGTGGATACAACATCATCTAAGGTGGTGAACTATGTCAGGAAGAATATTCACATGGTTCAGGTTGAAGACATGGACGGTCAGGAAAGAACGGTCTATGAATATGATGAACTTGAAGTGAACAAGGATGCTTGGACAATGTATCTTCAGTTGGAACAGGCACAGGCTGACATTGATTATCTGAACATGATCACAGAAGATCTTTAAGAAAGGGGGACAGTCATGGAACACAGTGAAAACTATGAAAAGGTAAAAGACCATTATGACCATCACAGATGGAATATCGCAAGGGTAAGAAAAGCGGTTGCATGTGGGTGGATCACTGAAGAAGAATATCAGGAAATCACCGGACAGCCCTATGATGGTGCCTGACGGCTTCAGAATCGTCCATATTCGTTCCCCACCTGCTTGGTGGGACAATTTAACACTGAAACATGAAAAGCCCTTCCTGACGCTTCCTGATGCGTCTGACGGGGCTTTCTGACTGAAAGGAACAGGTGACCAAAATGAAAACAGGAATCTGCACCGGGATCGGTGCTGTGGGCGGTGTGATTGCTGCTGCCTTTGGGGGGTGGTCTGCTGCGCTGACAACATTAGTTATCTTTATGTGTATTGATTATCTTTCTGGTCTGATCGTGGCGGGTGTCTTCAAGGCATCCAAGAAGTCAAAAACCGGGGCACTGGAAAGCAGGGCAGGGTGGAAAGGCCTGTGTAAGAAGGGTATGACACTGTTGTTTGTCCTGATTGCCTACAGGCTTGATCTGATCATAGGTACCACATACATCAAGGATGCTGTGATTATAGGATTCATTGCCAATGAACTGATCAGCATTGTGGAAAATGCGGGGCTGATGGGAATCCCGCTACCTGCCGTGATCCATAAAGCAATAGACATTCTGAACCAGAAGACGGAACCACAGGAAGTGAAAGGGGAATGATATATGAATCAGCAGAACATGGCAGTCCTTGTGAATGTCATTGGTGCTGTTGAATCTGGTGGTCAGGTGTATGGGCAGCGGAACTATGCTGCCTATACATTACCCTATACCAACAGCATGATTGAACACACCGTTACACTTGGATGGGCGCAGAATTATGGAAATGAAGCAAAGACACTGATCCGGATGATCCTTGACAAGATGGGTGAATCAGCATTCAGGGGAATTGACAAGGACGGCAGTGTCCTGAATATGCTTTCACATGATTGGGTGAAGGATAGATGGAAACCCACAGATGCACAGAAGAAGGTACTGATTGCCCTGATCACTTCCCCGGAAGGAAAGGAAGCACAGGATGAACTGTTCAGCAGACTGATGGAACAGTTCATTGCAGATTGTGCAAGCAGGTATACAAGCAATGTGCAAGCACAGATGATGTACTGTGAAATCAGGCACCTGGGTGGGGTGTCTGCCGTCAACAGAATCTTTGACCGTCTGTATGGCAATTATGATCTTGACAATATCCTTGCATCACTTGTGGTTGATCAGAGGGATACATCAAGCAGCAATCAGGTTGGTGACCAGAAGTTCTGGTCAAGGCACGTCAAGTGCAGGGTATTCATTGACCAGTATGCTGTGGCAGAGGACATACAACAAGAAGAAGGTGAAACAATGTCAAGGGCAGCAGAAAAGGCTTGTGACTGGATGGAAGCAACTGCAAAAAATAACAGTCACGGTTATGATCAGACGTACAGATGGGGGCAGAAAGGTGATTATGATTGCAGTGCAGCAGTCATCACTGCCTATGAACTGGCAGGTGTCCCGGTAAAGACCAATGGTGCAACCTACACCGGGGACATGAAAAAGGTGTTCCTAAAGTGTGGTTTCAAGGATGTGACTTCACAGGTCAACAGGACAAACGGTTCAGGCATGAAACGTGGTGACGTTCTTCTGGCTGAAGGACATCATGCAGCACTGTACTGTGGAAATGGTAAGGAAGTGGAAGCATCCATCAATGAAAAGGGAAAAACCACAGGCGGGCAACCGGGTGATCAGACCGGAAAGGAATTCCTGATCCGGCCATATAGAAACTACCCATGGACTAACATTTTGCGTTATGATGGTAATGGTTCCGGTGGTGGAAGCACAGAAGGGGGTTGTTACATGTTTACAACAGAAGAAGTTCAGAAAGGTTCAAAGAATTCATCTGTCCTGTTGCTTCAGACACTTCTGAAGGGCAAGGGTTACAAGGGTGCAGACAAGAAAGCACTGGTTTTGGATGGTGACTTTGGAAGCAACACTGATTATGCTTTAAGGAACTATCAGACCAGTGAAGGACTGGATGCAGATGGCATTGCAGGAAGCAAGACATGGACATCAATAATTGGTCTTTGATGTGTTACTAATTTGTTACTAATTGGTATAGTTTTAGGGTGTCGCACAGAGTCGGAAATATTGAACTTTTCAGCACTTTCAGACGTGGCAATACCTTATATTTATGGTACAACAGTGTGAAAAAAGCGGGGAATGCCTTATTTTCAGGTGTTCCCCGCTTTTCTTGTTACTAATTTGTTACTGGTTCAGCGGTGATTTTATGAATTTTTTATTTCAGAAGGGCTACAGTTTCCCGCAACTGATCCAGTGTCTTGTGATTATAGACACGGTTCCCTGTGTCTTTTGACTTGTGTCCCATCAGTAGGTCAATACATTTCCGGTTCCCGCCCGCATTGTCCAGAAGCGTTTCAAAGGTGTGCCTGCATTCATGCGGGGTGTGGTCAATCCCTGACCTTTCCATCACAGTTTTCCACTGTTCATAGTATTTTAATTGACTGACCTTCTTTCCATCCAGTTCAAAGACATATGTGCTGTTGGTCTGCATCCTGGACTGGACAAACGGCCTGATGCGTTTATGGATGGGGACAATCCTGTCCTTGCCATTCCTGGTCTTGATCCCGCCTGTGAAAGTCCATTCCTTCAGGTCAACCTGATCCTTCTTCATGATCAGCAGTTCATTCAGCCTGAATCCGGTATAAAGGAAGATCAGGACTGTCTGTGTCCATTCATCCTTGCTGTCTTTCCACAGGGTGTCTATTTCTTCCAAGGTGAAGGGCTGTCTGTTGGTGTCCGGGATCGGCGGTGCAGTGGTCAGTTGACTGTACATTCTTTCAATGATGTTCAGTTCAAAAGCAAAGCGGTCAAGATGTCCCCACAGGTTTTTGATTGCTGCCTGTGTGGAATATCCCTTCCCACAACTGTCTATGGCATCCTGCATGTGGAATGACTTGATGCTTCTGTATTTCATGCCATAGTATTTTGCCAGATGGTTAAATGCGCTTTTCAGCCCTGCCTTGTTTCTTTCTGACAGTTTCGGTGCTTTTATTTCCAACCATCTGTTGTATAGCATTACAAGTGTGACTGTTTCCCGGTGGATGTCCCAAGGGTTGTTGTTATACTGTGCAAGCAGGATATTGGCATCTGCTTCAGTTTCTGCATATCCAACAGGTGTCTGTTTGGCTTTCCCTTCCTGATCATAGACAGTGACTTTCACCATCCATGGCCTTGATCTGTTCCCCTTCAGCCGGGTAACACATCCGTAACCATTAGGGTTCCTTCTTCCCATTCATTCCGTCCTTTCTAACCAATGAGAAGGATGGTATAATTTAATTGCTGACAGACCATTCATTCCATTGGTTTGTTGTCATCGAAAACCATCCTGACTGCAACAGGGTGGTTTTCTCTGTTTTTTGAAATGAATTAAACTTTTTAGGCTTAAAAAGTTTAATTCATTTCATTTTGGTAACTGTTGGTAACGCTTGGTAGCTGTTTAGGTAACGGTTAAAAATTTAGTGTTTTCAATGTGGTAACTGTAGGTAGCTGTTAAATCCAATTTCTTTTTATAACTAAAGAAAATCTTCAAGAAGTCAAATTCTGTTTTTAGTTATTTCAATAAGTCAAATTGAATAATAAAAAATATAATATATAGAAAGTAGCGGTTACAACCGCTACCAACAGTTACCTTTTGACCATCTGTGTGTCCAGAAGTTCCCCGGTGAACAGTAGATTGGCATCATGTTCTTCACCTTTTACATAATCATGGACATCAATCACAATCTGATCACCTTCTACCCGGACAGCATTGGTGGTGTTCAGGGTAAAGTTCACAACAGCATGAACTTCATCATCTGATTCAAAATATCCATCATAATACTGTTTTGCCCATTCACTTGGTTGCTGATCTGTCAAGCATTCAGCCACACGCCACTTCCCTGTGGTGTCATTCTTCACACTGGATGTCAGCCAGGTTAGACTGATGTTTTTCTTCAGGGCTTCCTGTGCTTCCTTCTTTGGACTAGAACCACCACATCCGGTCAGGATCAGGGTGGTAGTCAGCACTGCTGCAATCAATGCTTTCTTCATCATGTTGTACCTTCCTTTCTAAAATTTATAAAAATTACATTGCCACATCTTTTGATGATTCTTTTTTCTGATATTTTTCTGACTTCAACATCCCCAACAATTCACCATAAATTATCAGGCGGTCTGCCTGATCCAACTGGATGACCTGCTGAACAATTCTGAACACGTCTGAACCATAGCATTGTTCAAACAATTCACAGGCTTTCTTCTTTTCTTCATCTTCACCGCTTTCCTTCATCAGTTCCAAGCAGGTGACACCAAGTGCCTTTGCAATCAACTTCAGATCAGATGCAGGTGGATCATTGGTTCCACTTTCAATCTTGCTGATCCAAGACCGGGCATTGTCATTGGTGTGCCCACAGAGGTTCGCAAGCTGTTCCTGCGACATCTTCAGATTAGTTCTGATACGTCTGATATTCTGACCAATGGTGTTCAGATGTTTTTGCTTTTCTTCAGTAATATCTTTCTTCATGGTAGAATTCCCCCTTTCCCCTTAATGATATACTTCTGTGGTTTGAAAATCAACTTTTGTTTATATTTTTATAAATTTTTGTTGACTTTGAAACCACATGAGCGTATCATAACAGTGTGGACGGAAAATCCACACAAGGACAATTTGATAGCATTCCACAGGATGAAAGGACGGGCGCAATGATAAAGGTTAAGAACAAAGAAGAAGCATGGCAGGAAGCCAACAGACTGTTTCCTACTGACTATGAGAAGGACGAACGTGCTTCACAGAATGCGGGGTATCCCATTTACATGAGCACAGCGGAAGGGGAAAACAGTTGGATCAGTGATCTGAATGTCACCTTGGAACTGAACATCTACAACAAGAAGACCAAGGGCATTGACACCATCAGAATCAACATTGAAGCAGAACCGGAAATCACAGAAAAACAGAATTGGTCTTCCAGTGAGATCAGGAACATGTGCATTGAAAATGATTGGTACACAGCGGGTGACATCAAAGCCTATTCCAACATGCTTGAATATGTGGAAATGCATGAACCTACCAAGCTGAACATCTACAAGGTGGCAAAGGACATCCTTGAACACAGTGATAATCCGGAACTGTATGTTGAAGCAATCATGTTTGAGATTGGCAACAAAGTTGTGAAGACTTTCTATGAAGTACATTGAACCTGTTCCTTTCCGGTGGGCGGTTAAACCGGGAAAGGAACAGATGATGGAACCAAAGTGTAAAAGAACCAATCTACAACTTGATCCAGTCCTTATAGGTAACCGTATAAAGAAGGCACTGAAAGCAGCAGGGATGCAACAAAAGGAACTTGCAGTCACAATGGGTGTCCGTACTGCAACAGTCAGCAGGTGGGTGACCGGAAAGGCTGAACCAAGCAGTTCAAGTCTACATGGAATGGCATATGTTCTTAACGTAAGTGTGGAATACTTGATGGGATTGGATGACAAAATGACATCAGAATTCGGTTGTAATTTGGCGAACGTCTCAACAGATGATTTATTCAAGGAATTAAGAAGGAGGGTGTTATGAGTAAAGTATTATTTGTACCTGTTGATTCGGAACGTATAAGGCTGTTATTGAAGGAACGGAAAAAGACCAAAAGCCAAATGGCTTTGGATCTTTCAATATCACGGGAACACTTATATAGGCAATTAGGTAAAAAAAGATTGTCTTTTAAATGGTTGCAAATGATAGCAGATTACTTGGGTGTTGAGAAAACATATTTAACTGGTGAACAACAAAAAAAATATAATCTGGCAGGTATCCCAACAGATGTATTGTTTGATGAATTGATGGTCAGATGTGACTACATAATCAGGGGTAATTTAATAGTATTTGAAAGGCAGAATGATGAAAACTAAATTCAATATTGGGGATCATGTTTATTTACATGGAACAGTCCGGGAAATCATGGTGAAGGACAGCGGGATTAAGTATTCAGTATCTGTTGCTGATGAAGATGGATGTCCTTGTTGGAAAGATGGATGTCTTTGTTGGGAGGTGGATGAAGCAGTTATTGCACCAAGTCCTGATGTAAAGATAAAAGGGCACTGGATAGGCTTGAGTGTCAGAGTTCATCCAGATGGCAAAACATCATGTGATGATTGGATGTGTTCTGTATGTGGTGCAGAATTTAAAGGTGAAGACTTTGATTTTGAATACTGTCCAAGATGCGGAAATCCCATGAATGAAAGTGAGGAATATAGATGTATTTAACACCTGAAAATGCTAAAGATTATGTCGGGATGAAATTGTATGCTGATAGAAGTATATTCCGCTACTATCCCTATACGGTTTTTCAATATCCCGATGGTACTTATGCAACAGAGGATAGCCATGGCATATGTTCTCCTGTTGACAACATCATGTTTAATCAAGTGTGGTTTGACCGTGCAGAGCCATCCACAGGCAGAAAGTGAGGAAACAGATGCAGATAGTAATTAACATATGCAAAGATGATTTTGATGAAATCTGTATGCAATCAAGAATGGTTGAGGATACAGGCTCACTGTTTGGAAGAATCAGAAAAGCTATATCGCATGGCACACCACTTCCAAAAGGTCACGGAAGAATAGGAGATTTAGACAGACTATACAATGTTTTTGAAAAGAATGTTGTGAGTGCGGATGCATTTAAAGAATTATTTGACCATGCACCAACAATCATAGAAGCTGATAGGAGTGAGAAATGAAAGAACGTTGCGGAAACTGTAAGTACAACAAGCGTGATTGGACAAATAAAAATAACCCTGATTTTTATTGTGGGAATGAGAATAGCGACAATTACGGTTATAACACGTCTGATGTAGGCAGTTGCGAAGATGGTGAGGTAGAAGAATGAAAATTATAATAATTGGATGCATCATATTTAATTTGATTGTATATGGGATTGTTATTAAAGATTGGTTCAGTGCTTGCAAGAAAATCGGAAAAGAGCGTTTGGCTGTTTCACTTCGTGAAAGGTTAATATGTACATTTTTGGTTATAACATTACCTTGCATTATCGGGATTATAAAAAGATGAGGTGGTAGAAAAATGATTTTTATAGTTATTTTGGAAGCAATGTTGTTAGTCATGGCAGCACTAATCATTGGGTGGTCAGTTGCTTCCCGGAAAGTTCCAAAAGGTATCCTAGAATGGGTGATCATGATAGCTGGTGCACTGGTGTGGATCAAGTGGATGCTGGGCAAATGACAAAGAAAGGACAAGGTGAATGATGAAAGGTTTGGAACTATTACGAAAGAAGATTGATCAGTCAGGACTGAAGCTGACATATGTGGCTGAAAGGCTTGGCATATCTTATCAGGGACTGAAGAAGAAACTGGATGGTGATACAGAATTTAAGGCATCAGAAATTGCAGTCCTGAAGGATGTGCTGCAACTGTCAGACGCTGAAGTGCAGGATATTTTTTTTACAGACAATGTGGACTGACAATCCACAGGAAAGGAAGATGACAACATGAATTTTAAAGATGCATTATTCAATCTTATGTGTGAAATGAATCTGAATCAACGTCAAGTATGTGGAATGACCGGATGCAGTAAGGCATCAGTTAGTCAGTACCTATCCGGAAAGAATGTCCCTTCAGAACAGAAGCAAAGGGAAATTGCAGAATCCCTTGGCGTTGATCCTGAATACTTCAAGGAATGTGCTGAACCGGATAAAACAAAGATCATCCAGAAGGGAACCATGAAGAAGATGCTTCCTGAAGTCTGTGCCAAAATCCTTGGTGTTGGTAAGGAAACCATTAGACTTGGATTGCAGCAGGGTGTTTTTCCATGGGGTTATGCAGTGCAGACATCACCGGGGCGGTGGACTTACATCATCAATGAACAACGGTTTATTGACATTGAAGGGATTGCACCATGATCAAGTTATTACCACATCAGGAAAAATGCCTGAAGCAACTTGAAGGAAGGAACCGGGTTGCAATCTATCATGACATGGGGCTTGGTAAGACATTCACCGGGGCTGAAAAAATGATTCAACTTGGTGCCAAAGTCAACTTGGTGGTGTGTCAGAAGTCAAAGGTTCAGGATTGGGTTGACCACTTTCTGAAATATTATGAGACAGATTTACTGATCTTTGATCTGACATACAAGGTAGACCTTGCTGCATTTCTTTCCTACAAGGAACAGGATGAACCATATGAAAGGGTGGGCATAATCAACTATGACCTGATCTTCAGAAGACCAGAACTGCTGAAGCTGAAGGACTTCACCTTGATGCTTGATGAATCGTCCCTGATCTGCAATGAACAGACCAAAAGGGCAAAGGCGGTGCTGAAGATGCAGCCACTGAATGTGATCCTTCTTTCCGGAACACCAACAGCAGGGAAGTATGAAAAGCTGTGGACACAGTGCAAGCTGCTTGGATGGAACATTTCAAAGCAGGTCTTCTGGAACAGCTACATCATTACAAAGTGGGTTGATTATGGTGCAGGGTTCATGCAGCAGGTTGTGACCGGATACAAGATGGTGGATCACCTGAAAAAGAAACTGGCTGAACATGGTGCTGTGTTCCTAAAGACTGAAGAAGTGCTGAACCTTCCTGAACAGATTGAACAGAAGGTCATGCTGAAGCGTTCAAAGGAATACAACAGATTCATGAAAGATGGATACATTGCACTGAAGGACGGCACAGAACTGTATGGTGATAACACACTGACCAAGATGCTATATGCAAGGATGCTGTGTGGTCAGTACCACATTGAAAAACTGGAAGCGTTCAGGGACATACTGAACAGCACTGAAGAAAACCTTGTAGTCTTTTACAACTTCAATGGTGAACTGGAAGCACTGGAAAAGATCGCAAAGGAAGAAGGAAGGACACCGGGTGCAGTTAATGGACATCAGAAGGACGGTACAGAAGGCAAGGACATCCTTTTTGTTCAGTACCAAGCGGGTGCCTATGGTCTTAATCTCCAGGGATTTTCCAACAGGATCATCTACTTCACACTACCACTTGGTAAGGGTTCCTGTGATATGTGGGAACAGTCCAAGAAAAGAATTCACAGGATTGGCCAGAACAAGACCTGTTTCTATTATTACCTTCTGGTCAGTGACAGCATAGAAACTACTAATCTGATGCATTTAAAAGAAGGGAAAGACTACACAGATTATCTTTTTGAAGGGGGACAGAAATGAAAACAGCAAGAATTATCACAGGCTTCATCATGGTGTTCGGAATAGTGCTGATCTTGGGTGCAGTCGGCACATCAGACTACATGACAGAAATTGGTCAGTATTATCCTTTGTCTGAAACATTGAAGATGGTTGGTGTGGGTGTCCTGCTGATGCTTCCCTATTGGATCATCAAGGTAATAGATGACAATTTTGAAATCCACATCAGGATCAATGGAAAGGACTTTTGAAATGCGTGAAAGATGGTCAGTCATTCCAGAACATCCATCTTACATGGTTTCAAGTATGGGAAGAATCAAGAACATGGTAACGGGTGTCCTGCTGAAACCATATGATGATGGAAAAGGATATTTGCGGGTGAAACTGGACAGGAACAATTGCCGGGTTCATATCCTTGTGGCGTTGGCTTTTGTTCACAATGATGATCCAGAAAAGAATACGGTTGTAAATCACAAGCATGGGAAGAAACATGATTGCAGGGCTTCACAGCTTGAATGGGTAACACAGAAAGAGAATGTGAGACACGCTTGGGACACTGGTCTATGCAAAAGAAAGCGGAAAGGAAAAGGTGCATGAAATTATCATATACGGTCAGCAAGGAAAAAGGTTCAAATAGATGGTATGCACACCAGATTGGTTTTCCCAATTGTCCAGTGATGTCTGAAAGGGGAACATTTGGAACAAAGAAGAATGCCCTTCACATTGCTGCTGATTCAATGGGTCTTCCATATAAGGAATACATGGAAATCAGAAGGAAGGA